CCCTAAGTCATGTGATATTTTGCGCATGCGCACAAAACATGGTTCATGAATATTCATGAACCTTTCACAAAACGAAAGTGAAAAGCCTAAAGGCCACGCCTCCGGCAGGCTCCGCCCAGGATTTCCCTAGCCAACCACAATAACCACACATTTGAATTTAGTTCCGCATTCACGGTTTATTGAGGAAGTATATGCAAATGAGCTAAAAGCGGAAGCTGGAGGGCCATTGGGCCCCTCCTTCGGGGGGGACCAGGGGGGGGCCTTCCCCCCCCGGATTCTCTTCGTCCTCCCATGAGCTGCCTAAGAATTCTATGGATCTTTCGCTGTCTGTCTCGCTTTCCAAGTCTAAATCTGACTCTCTTTGGCACCAACAAGGTTGGCTGTCCTGTTCTATGAGAGCTAATAATTCTTCGAAGAGGGCTTTCTTTGATGCATCCGTCTGAGTCGAGGTCTCCCGGAAGGATGTCGGAAGGCGTAAGGGGCCTTTTGAGTATGGAGCTAGACGGTATTTGTTGCTTAGGGCCATTTTGTTGTTGTCCTGGGGCTTCGGGCACCAGTTCCTCGGCTTCGGAGGTGGGGGGTCTTCGGTAGACAGAGTCTCCAGAGAGCTTGAAGAAAAATTTATATTTGAACCACAGAGATCTGCTTTGATTATATGGCATCCCATACACATATGGACAGAAGGGTCCCCATCTGCCATAATTATCCATTGGGTCTGAGAAGTTTCTCTGCTTTTTACAACAGTATTTCTCTCTATCAACCCAAGATGCTCTTTTGTCAAAACCTTGTTGTACAGTGGGTTGTTTAGTCTCTATTCCTCCGAGAAACCATGGAACGTCTTCACAGGGTTTTTGGCTTCCAATGTCTCCAGATCTTATATGTTTAACCCAGTCACTGTCCATAAAAGACTGTTCCAAATCAATCCATGTCCAGACCCAGTGAAAAAATATATAATGGAGCGCGTCAGGGAGGTTATATAGGCCCTCCCAGTTAGCAGGAGGTTTTACTTTGAGTCTCCTGAACATTGTCTTTATACCAAATCTATGTGGACTACCCACTATGATACCCCCCCGTCTATTTAGTAGGATGGCTGGGTGGAACCACGTCTTTGAGTTCTTGTACATATCCATTTTTTCACCTGTTACTTTGTCTTGTAAGTCATAGTCTATGTAAAACATCCAGTCCAGATACATCTGTCTAGGCAACCAAACATATCCCCCTAGAAACTGTAGATAGTCATATGATCTCCAGTCTGTGGAGAATGTGTTGAAAAAGTATTGAGATCTGGCTAATAGGCCTGCGAAAGAGAACCAGTGGTGTCCCCAGGAACCATTCCATTCTCCGTCCTTATTCATTTGATTTGCTACTTGTTGTATCTCAGATTCCTTACATTCTAATATCTTATAGGGTTTAGCTTCTGAACAGACTGTGGTCGTAGCACAGACATTTCCTAGCGGTTCCCACCCGCTCACTACTAATTTTTTATGTCTTCGAGATGGACAGTATCTTACCGCAGCATAGCGATGTCTGAAATGTCTCCGGTGCCTCCTCCCCCACCTCCTGTGGCTCCAACGGCGGAAAGGTCTGTAGGACCTGTATCTCCTTCTCCAGATTCTGGGTCTTTTTCTCCATCTCCTCCAGAACCTGGCCATTTAAAATGATTCAGATATGATCCACAGTAACAAAATTTAGCGTGCTCTTTACTTATTAGTCTTTTCCACACTGCTTCAGCCTTTCTATAGCCAATAGGATGACTGAAGTCAGGACCACTGCTTGGATCAATAGTTGAAGACATAGCATGAAAAATTCCCACCCCCCGGTCACCAGTTTCCATAAATATAGCTGAAAATTGTCCATACCTGTAAAACAAAGACCAGTGTCATAGAGTAGATCAAAACACACTTTGTAAAGATGTAAGGTTTCTTCCATCTTAGCTTGCCCAGTTTTGCTGTACGGATCGGCTGCCCGATAAGCCCCTTGATCCGGCCTAGGCCTTCTGCACCCGCCCAGCCTCACAGACACTTCGCTGTCCACTTACAGAGCTCCGTGTGCTGTGTCCTCCAGCAGCAAAAACTCAGCCATTCCTTACCCCGTCTTCTTTTATA